TATACAAACAATTGTCATAAATATAACATCTTAATATAACTGTTGGGTCTTGTGAAAAACCCCAATCTAAACCGTAATAAAAGGTAGCATCGCTTGGAGCAGTAAAGTCCATAACCTGTGATTTGTTCTTAAAAATCTGTGCTTCTGTTGCCCTTCTACATTCACCTTCCCAAATGTGCAAATAATCTTCGTAATCTACTTCTTTTTGATACTTTAACTCAGCCATTAATTCATCTGTGAAATAAGGGTTAGAATCCCAATTAACTTTAACTGTAATTTGATTAGGTCGTTGATTAACAATAAACTGCTGATAGGTAGGGTCTGTTTCTAAGTTTGGGTTAAGTGATAACCACAACTCTGAGCCTTTTGCCCTTAAAACAGTTGGTGTAAGTATTGACCAAGACTTAGCAGGGATAGTTTGGCATTCTTCTGCCCATGTAATGTCAACACCCTCAAGAGATTTAATCTGCATTGGGTCATGCTTTAATCCATGAAAGATAAACTCAGTACCGTTTTTACCTCTGATTGAATCACGATAAACTGTATAAAAGGCTTCTAAGTTGTTCTTCTCAATACAAGTAGACAATAGTTTGTGGACTGAATCCCTGATAGAACCTTGCACTTCACGAGTACATAGTATTCTTTTTCTTGATTTCATGCCTATAACTAACAAAGCTAAAGCAAAAGAAGTGGACTTTCCCCCACCCCTTCCACCGTAGTAACACTTTATTGGTGCTGGTTCTAGTAATCCCTCAAACGCATCAGGAATCTTTATTGTTGAAATCATTTAGACTTAACAAACTCTACCTTAACAGAAAAATCACCGTCAACATCTACCTCTTGTCGTTCTACATAGCCACGACCTTTGCCCTGAGTCTTTAAAAACAAATCAATTGCTCGTAACTTAACTGTTTCATTAGTTGTTGCCATAAGCGAATGTAAGCCTTCTTCTGCAATGTCTAAACTTTCCTCTCTTATATCTTGCAATTGGTCTTTATCTTTCAAGGCTCTATCCCTTACAGCAATTCTTGTAATGTCAACATCATATTCTTTTTTGAATAGTCTGACTGCCCTAGCATATAAACCAGCACTTTCTCTCAGTCCACCCCAAAATTCATCGTTAGATAATTTCATTCTTGTTAAGTTTTGTTAAGTTATAATGTTGACATTGTACTACTATAGCGACTAAAAGGGAATCTCATCTTCAGGTTCATCTCTACCTATGTCTTGAAGTCTGCCTGAATCTACAGAATTAACTGCATTAGCAATTTGTGCAACATAAGGTGGCAACACTTTACCACTTAGCATTTTTGAACCTGTGCTTGTAACTTTGTACTGGTCAGTAAAACTACCTGTAGCTTCGTCATACACCATTTTAAAATACAATGCTATTTCTACATCTTTACCATCTACATTAACTTTAAGTTTAAGTATTGGTTTTCTTTGTGCTTGTAAGTTTTCAACACCTGCTTTAGCAAATAATCCATTTTCTACATAAGCAATTGCTGTATTTGTATTGTCAAATTGACTCATTTCTTTCTCCTTCTTGATTTAGATATATATGTATAGCCTTTAGTAACAAGACTCCCTAGTTGTTCAACCGTTATTTTAGCTTGGCTATCTGATTTTGGACTTGCTGGTAGCCACCCTTTTTTGGTTGAAATTTTATTAATTTCTTGTGTTGTAAACACATTTCCATGAAACGCTTGACAATGTGCTACTGAATAGCCTTGTATAGTTTTCCATTTTAAAATATCTTTGTTATCTGTTATCCACCCCCTTCTTGATTGAGCATGGGCAATTGTCCAACCCATTTCGTTTTTTAATCTTAGTAACTCAATTTTGTTAGTAAACCTATTCTTAGGAATTAAAGATGGGTCTTGTAAATGCTCCAAAAATTGTTCATAAGTAATCATTTAAAACTCCATTGCATATTGTGTTTCAACATAACCCGAAGCATCATATTTTTTTGATTCACCTTTAGGGTAAGTTGAAATTTTGTATTTTAATAATTTCATTAACCTTTTCTTTTGCAATCGTGAACCTGTAAAAAATATATACCTGTGTTTAGAAGAACGAAAAACTCTAACGCTTGGGTCTTTAGCATGTCGTGAATGTTTTCCATCAATTCCACCCATGTCAGTTCTTTCTGCTGTTGAACCTGTGTACATAAAATTAGTAGCCTGATAAATATATCCTACATGCCCTTGTGCGGTATCTGCATAACTGACAACAATAGATGGTTTTGGCAAAAGGTTTAGTGATTGACTTACAAGAAAAGATGCACTATTCGGTTTGTCAGTTTCCAAAATTAATCTGTTTAATTCAACAACTTTACTTTTATGCTTTACACCACAAACTCCAACACATAATGCAGGACTTGGTGGAGAGCCAAAAGTACAAATACCAATCATTTCACTATTATCAAATAAACCAAAGGCATAAGATATAGAGGGCATACGCTTTGCATAATGTCTATTCATTATCCAAGTTTTAGTTTCATAGTTTTGTATAGGTAATACATTCACTTCTTTCTCCATAATTTAGTAGTTACTTAGGGTAACTAATCCCCCACTTAAACCTAACGAGGTGAGGAGATAAGGAATGATGACCTTATTTAACACCCCGAATACCGCATGGGTTACGGTAATTCTTACAATGTAGCAACTGGATTTTCAAACAATCTAGCATGATAATCTTGCACTTGTATCAATCCTTTATCTCCAGCTTCTTCATAAATCCTTGTAGCTTTGTCTATGTCACCTTCTGCTCTAGCCATATCCAAATCTTTCTTCATTGCTACTACTTTAGCACCAAATTGTTGTGCTGGTGTTAAGGGTTTATTATACGCTTTTGCTTGGTTTTTGTTGTTGTTTCGACCTACCGCCCTGTTGCCATCATCATCTGCATCTTGACCAATAGCTTCTAACGAAAACATTGATATAATTCCGTAACGCCTTGCGTAGGTCACAGCTGCCCCTAGCGTTTGCATGTTTTCTTTGCCCTGTGGCATAATCAATCTAACACTACTTTCCATGCAATCTTTTGAATCATGCGACATAAAGATTTTAGTATTTAACACATCATTACCAAGTTCGTTAATTGCTACACTTTGCACAATCACAATACCTAAGTCATTAAGGGTTGGCTGTATGGTTCTTAATACATTATTGATGTCAGCATATTCTGAATTGGCATAAAAAGAATTTTTAGAATCTTTTACAACCTTTATTTCTGTTGCCTTAAATTTCAGCAAGGCTTCTGATAAAGTTAGTTTAGTCATTACACGCTCCTGTATTTACTCATTGCTCGTTTTACAATCCCATTAAAATCTTCCATCCAACTTGCCATGGATTTATCATGTCCTTTTAATTGGTATTGAGCAACACGACTTTTACCACCATATCTATTTTTTACTACTAATGGAATTGTTTCAATATCTAAGCCTCGTTTTCTTAACTCAAATATTACAGCACTAAGCCTAGAAACTCCACACTCTCTATCAGCTTGTTTGTGAGTTATTGACCCATGGTCATGTAACCATTTTTCAATTATTACTTTTTGATTAGTTATCATTTTTGTTCTCCTGTAAATTTGTCAAATCCTGCTAGTCTTTCTTTTTCTTCATCAACAAATGGATGTTCTAACCATTCTTGAGAAGTAGGCTCGTAGCATCCTGTGTTTTCATTAAAAACAATCTCGCCATTTTCTTCCATAGCAATAACATCTCTGCTTCCCTTCATCTTAACCACCCTTGCATGTGTACAACATACGGTGTTAATCCAATACAAAATCCTAAGACAAAGTACCTACCTTGTTTTGTAGATTTTTTAAATTTTTGATGAGGAATTTGATTTCGTCTAAACTCACTTTGAATAAGTCCATGCTTCCATAAGAAATGTTTTATAGTTCTAATCATTATTTTTTCTCCTTGATGATGTTTGCACATTTAGTTGAACAACAAATTGTGTCATATCTCATTGGCTCAACACCAAATCCAAATCCAGTTCTTGAATTGCATATCCAACAATAAGTTATTTGGGTCTGTGTTTTAGTTGTGTCTTTAGTCATTTGTATCTCCTTGTTTTGGTTAAAAACTGTAAGATTTAATTACCTTACATAGAACATAATACGCCTTTAGGTCATATAATGCAACTTTTTATTAATAATATTTAGTAACTGCTCTTGAGTTCCATAAACGCTTTCCCATGCCCTAACTCCCATATGATGAATACCTTGCCCACCTCTATGATGTTCTACGCATAAAGGGATAGTGTTCTTATCGTCAGCCTTCTTACCCATGCTTGAATAAGGGTGTCCAATCAAGTGGTGTATTTCAGTAGGTCGCATACAAATTATGCAACCATATTCTGATAAAGATTCAAACCTAGCTTTGCGTTCTTTTTTGGTCAATCGAATTGCTCCAACTTTAAAACAACTTGATTTAAGTCATCTGCGGTGTAATTAACTAAAACTTTATCTAAAATTACTTTGCTTGTAGCATTCCATAATTCTTTAAATTGTTCTTCATCCATACTTGCAAAAGATATTGACTTGGCTTCAATTCTGACAGAACCATCAACACGATAAACCGCATCATATCTTCCACTCATAATAATTAAATCTTTACGAAACCTGTCAAATGATTTTTCAGGTACTACATCTTTCCATTTTGCATCTTGTAAATGAGAAGGTTGCCAATGTTCATAAGCAAACTTTACAAGTGCAAACCACTTCCTATGGAATCTGTAATTTCTAGGTTTAACAAAATCAGAAGTAACTACATCATTCTTGATTAGTTTTCCAACAAATTTTGCTGACTGTTCATCTGCTGGAACTAATATTCCATGACTAGCACCTTCAGCTTCAAATTTTTGTAAAGTTATTTTCATTTGTTTTGACCTAGCTTGTGTTCAATTAATTTTTCAATGAACCACCTTGCTTTGCGTAAATCATCTATTTGACCATCTCCTTCTTGTCCATGCTTGTGAGAGTGTCTACAAATATATTTCATAGCCGAGGCAGTTAGATAATCCATTTTCTGGTCAAGTATAAAATCTATTACTTCTATCTTTCCCTGTTTATAGTGGGGTGGGTTTATTTTATCTGTCATTTGTCTTTTATCCATAAGTTAGCTTCTTTAATACTCATCCCTGCTTCAGCAACATAATACTTTCTAGCTTCATATTGTATGTATGCAGGTATGTCAGTCCATCCAACACCTTGAGGCTTGTGGTCTTTGAAAAAACTCATCTTCGCTTCATGGTCTGATGATTTCCATTGTCCGTACCAATCCGTTTGTACATCTAAATTGTGTGCCAATTTTCTAATCTCCTCATTGTTAGTAGGTGCTAAACCTCTCATTGTTTTAATTATCTGTGCAGGTAGCGGTGGATGTGCCAAACCCATGTCGTAATGCTGATTAAGAGCAATGTGCCAAGTGTTTTGTTGGTGTATTGATAACCTAGCTAATTGCTCAGACAAGTCTGTAATAGCTTTAATCTTGTCAGACTTACTTCTAATAAAATACCCATAGTTTCTTTCACACCAATAGGAAATTTCAGTCGCAATCTGTATGCAATCCATCTGCTTGTTGTCTATATCGTTATTTGCGTACATTTCTTGCATCCATTACAGCTTTATGAATATCAGCATAACTGTCAGTAACTTGCGGTGCAGGTTTAACTTTACCTAACCAGTTACTAACAAAGCGTGGTGTTCCTCTTGCTGTTTTTTGTTTATCAGGATTAGATATTAACCATGTCCTCATTTTCTGAAGTTCATTATCAATATCTAAGTTAGGATAAGTTTTGTTTAGTTCATCCATCAACAAATTATCTATTCTATATTCTTCTCCACTTTTAAGTGGCATTACTACTTTACATTTAACATTATTATTATCATTTACATTGTCATTAACATTATCATTTACATTGGGTTCTGCTTTGGTTATGTCTAGGTTATGATTAGGTTCTGCTTCGCTTTGTTTAGATTGTTGTCTTTGTGAGTTTGGGTTAACTGGTCTACCACCCTTTGCACCATTTAAAAACTTTCTGTGATTAGCCTGTAGTTGTGGCTTTATCATAAGAAACATAGCCTTTGGTAAAGGTTTTAAATCAATTTCAGTAGAGTTTAATCCGTACTCAAAAATAGCATCATACAATTGTAATCTGTCTTTATTTGTTAATGCTTTTAATCCAATGTAAAAACTTCTGTAAACAATAAATGAATCTTTTTGTGTCATTTTTTTTCCTTTTTTTAGTTTTTTACTTAATTTACTGCAAAACAATACTACATGAACTTAGGGCGTAGGTGTCGCTAATTCATCAATTAAAATCTTTAAATATAATTCCTTAATTGGGTAGCCTTGCTCATACTTCTGCCATTGCCTAATACCCACCCCAACAATTTCTGCACAATCCTTTTGTCTTAAATTGTTAGATGTTCGTAGGTCT